ATCCCTTGAATAGCAAGGGAACGCTCAGGAGCTTGTTCACGGCCAGTAATTGCTAGTGGATCATTAACAACTTCGCGTCGGCCTTGATCGGTGCCTGCCATGTTTGTACCTTATTTCTTACCTGTCAATTTGCTGTACGAATTTGTTAGGTCCGTACCAAAGTTCAACATATAGGTTGCAATGTTAGGAGACGGAATAAACGAGAAGTCTTGATTAGTAGCTGCCTGAAATGCGCTATTAAGCCGCTGTTGATCTGCTTGCAGATACTGCGCCGCTAGATCATCAGTAAGACGAGCCTGTTGCATACTTGCATTACGCTCAACATCAAACTGCACCATATTCACAGAACGCCCCGCTGTATTCTCAGCAGCAGCAGACGCCTCAGCAGCCGCAGAGGTAACGTAAGACGATCGCCTTACCATGAACCTCTGCGTTGATATTCGTTCTTCCATCAAACGCTCGTTAGTAGTAATAGCGTTTTGATTGTTGGCATCAGCCAAGCGCGTCATGGCGTTTCTGTATTCTTGCCATTGACGCTTAGCCTTTGCCTCTTTATCAGCCTGTAGATAAGAGCCTACGTTCTTAAACAGGCTAGTCATACCATTTACGGCTAGATCAGCCCACATTAAGCTCCTCCGCTTTCAACGCGTCTACCACGCTTGCTGTATTGCCCAATCCACTCAATAATTAGAATTGTAAGTGGCATATGACTATCAGTGTAAAATTCTACTTCTGCATCATCTATCTCAAGACGAAACGGCATAATGAACTGTTCGTCTGACAAAGGTTGCTGACCGACGATATTATCGATAGCCCCAATAGTACGACTATTAAAGCGCACCTCAGGACCGTCACCATACACAGAGCGCATCTTACCGATGACTTCTCCTGTATTGAACAGACTTAAAATAAACTTAAGAATGCGCAGCTTGCCAGTACCAACAACAACCTTGTCCCGGTCTTTGACGAGTGGCATTGTAGGAATAAATCTTGATTTGAATCGTGTACCAACAACCAGATTCCCACCAACCATACTCCGCTTTAATGTTACGCGCCATCCGTTGTTTAGTGTGTCAAACGCAATACTCTGTATCGGTACAGTGAGCCCCGGATTAGGACAACCTGTACCTTGTACACAAACAAGATTGTCATCCTTAAGGTACGTAAACGGAAGTAGGAACGCAGTGTTCACCCCGTTAACGTCAAACCGCTGATCCAAATACACAGGGTATGGAACACCGCTTTGCGTCTGCACATCTAGCGGCATACGTAATAGATAATATCCATTCCCGATTTGCTGCACAAAATACACTCGATCTTCATCAAAGAAACTATATACAATTGGATGCTTACTAGTCCAACAATGCCAAGCCGACTGCACCTTTTCGGTGTCCGACCAGATGTATTGGTAAATGTAAACACGCGTTTTGTTATCGTTAGTGTGAACCATCAGCATGTCATAGTTAGACGATGCAGACAAATGAACAGCCTTACCTTCGATGTATTTTTTTACGTGCTGCGTAATTGGACGACTATCATTGATTTCCGTATTGCCCTCCGCAAAGAACTCTCGAATAGAGGAGTAAGCACCGTAGTTAGCAGCAAAGAAAATGTTCTTGCCAGCGCCTACCGGATGCGCTCCAGTCTCCGATTCAAACTTAGTAGTAAGAACAAGACTTGCGTTCTGAGGGGTTGCTTTGCTGCGCCCGAACACGACAAACTGCGCTTCATTGCTGAACACAACTAGATCGCGGTTGAACTGCACAGCAGATTCAAAAGCCGACGCTTCCACAGTAGATTTAATATCAATAGGGTCTGTATCCGCGAGTGCTGATGCTGAACCAAACCAATGATTATACGGGCTGTTAGTTCTTGACATACAAACGTTAGAGCCTGCAATAAGAACACTTCGGCCTTGGAAGCTAGAAATATCCTTAATTGGGTTACCAATAAAAGATGGGTTCGGATTAGATACTTCTGTACCCACGCCCCTACTAGCCCACGATGCTTGCTTAAAATCAAACGCCGTACCCGTATATTCTAGCACATGCGGCATTGTGGTAAGATTGATCTTGTGCTTTACATTAGGAGCAACAGTTTCTTGCCAGTATCCTGCAAGACCAAATCCTGCCACAGACGGCGTAGAACCGTATGCAGCACTGTCCACAACAAACTTAAACCACAGGTCTTTTTCCGGGTCAGTCTTTTCTGCAACCCGACACACGTACAGATGCGGCGCAATTCTAGGAAGGTCCGCAGTCTTTGTAACAGTATCGTTCATGCATTTGATATTGACATTACCGTAACCGTCAGCCGCTGTGCACTTAAATTCAGCACCACTACGATGAATAAGGATAACGTCTTCTTTACGTACAACGGTATATCCCGTAAGGTTTGTAGTAAGCTGCGTTGTCAATGCAGTAGCAATAAAAACTGTATCTACCTGAGCCGAGTGCGCAGGTACGCTACCGTCAGGGGTAGTATGAGTTGCCCGCACAATACCGTCAACCGACACTGTATAGGTACGTCCATAGGCACCACCAAGAATCTGTATAATACTGGCGTACACCGGTGCTCTGTTAAAATAGCTTAACAAGTCCGGCAACATAGCCGGTACTACGCTCTGGTTTACAAACAGTGTATTATCTTCTTCGTCTGTATGCGCACGAAACGTACCAGCAGTTGCTAAGTAGGGCGCAGCAGCCGAGTCGATATTAACAGTATACGCAGTTGCGTTCAGATCGCGCACTTTAATAGTGTTGTCATGACATAACGCAATGTACCTATTACCGTCACGCGTCTTAAAGTTGTGCCATCCCTTAACGTTAGTGGCTGTACCCAAGAATCCGACTAGATCAGTAGGCGGACGTCTCGTTAGCCCTGTAACAGGATCACTAGTAAAGTTTTCTTGCAGAGTACACTGGCCAGTAAGCCTGTCTCGAATTGGTTGTTGAGACACACCCTGCAATAGACTTTTAAGACTGCCATCTACTTTCAAGCAGAGCCTCCATCAAGTCTGTTAAAGCCTCGCGTCTGATTACCGTAAGTCTGCAATCTCTGAGCAATTGGATTATCCAGTGCACTAGTTGCAATAGTAGTAAGGCGCTTGGCCGACAAACGTTGCCACGCTTCTTGACGCTGACGCTCTAGTTCATTAGTCTTGTACGAGTCCCCATCGTCTGCAATGTACGCAACCTTAGCGCATTGCCGCATTAAGTATTCGGCGGCAACCGCAGGGAGGTCTTCGATAGGCAAACGAACGATCATGTCTACGTACACAGGTTGGTTAAGCACGTTCGTATGCTTGTACGTATCATAAATGAATTTACCGCGCTTAACAAACCGGAGCTTTTCCGCAGGCGATTTATCGTACAAGCGGGACACAGTTAGAGCCAGTACATCGGCAGGCGCTTCTACTCTGCCAGTAGTATCAACAGCAAGCTTGATTTCTCGCTCTGTGTTGAACCACCAGCCAATGCTCTGGAATGCAATATCTTCTATATTGAGAATACGCTTTGCAGACGCAACAGACGGATGTAGTGTACTAAGTGAGCTTACGCCACCTTCTCCAATAGTAGTAAGAATATGGTCAATGATTATACTTTCGTCGAGCATAAGTACCTCATGAAACAAAAAGGCCGCACCCAATTAAGGGCACGGCCTGTAGTATTACGCACGGAAGACAACGCCGCAACAATCAGGACGATTGACGGTAACGCCAAACGCAAGGAAGCTGTCAATGAACCACTGCTTCTCTTCACGGTTGAACCACACATCGCTCGTAAGCGGGATGGTTTCACCAGCGAACAGGGACTTCGGATGCATGATAACTGCAACGGCCTTAGCCTGAGCAGCAGACACATCGTACGCGTTACCGTTGTTCGTATTCGAGAGGAAGTGATTGGTAATGGCCGCCTGCGGAATACGCGAGGTCTTGACAATACGGACGCCTGCGCATTCCTGCACAATCATCTTGCCGAAGTTACCGTTACCTTCGCTGAAATCACGGCTGATAAGCTTGTTGCTGTTAGCAAGAACCTTGTACATTTTAGGACGAACGAACAGCACCAGTTCTTCAACCGGAATCTCTTCCTCTTCCATATCCGTGACGATAGCAGCAATAGCCGCCTCAAGCTTATCGGGATCGAGTTCGTCACCAACAGCAGTGAGTGTGCGATTCTTACCAGCACCGATAGACTGTTTAGAAGGCGTACCATCTCCAAGCACAGGAGCAGGAGCCACCGCGCCCTTAATGGTCATAATAAGGAACGCCTGATCGAACAGGAAGCCAAGCTCCTTACCATGATCCTGCGCAAGCTCCATACGCGCATCAAAGTGCGTCTGGAACTCATTCAGCATAGAGCGGGTGTCACGCGCAAGCACAACCGTATCAACGGTGAGCTGCACTTTACCGAACGGAGTCTGATCGGAAGCAGGCCGCACACCCGGCACAAGGGCCTTAAGCGTAGTACGACCCACACGGTTGTTAGTAATCGTGTCAGTGTTACGAACCGGCCGGATACGGACAAACTGCCGCATCATCGAGGTTTTCTTAAACTGAGCCTCGGTCTCACCGCCATACTGTTCAATCAGTAGGTTTTTATCAACGTCCGACAGGTTAGGGCCGGGAATTTCATAACTCAAATTAGTATCTCCTAGGGATAAAAATTACTTTAGTGTTCTACCTAATAGGGAGTGGAACCTACTAGGTCTTTAGATACCAGCAGCCATACCGGCCTTACGTCTCTGATCGATAATAGCAATCTCGTGCGGCTTAGACCCGCGCTCGTGCGCTGCTTTAAGCTCAGCGACATACTCTGCACGAGTAAGCGGAGTACCAACAACGTTGCCAGTGCTAGTACCAGTAGCCAGCTTAGTGGCTGCTAGGCCCTTGGTACCGCCATCAGTATTATATAGACGCAGGAGCTCTCGTGCACCGATCTCGGCACGATTACCACCTTCGTTCAAAAGATCGCGGATTGCGTTAACCTGCTTTTTAAACGCAGGGTCAGCCGCTTCCTTAGTCTGGGCCCACGTCTTGACAGTGTTCCAGTTCTGCTCGCCACCAAATATTTCATGCGTCTGCTTAACAGTCGCCTGCACAGCAGCGTTCTGGTTATTGTAGTAAGTCTCTACACCAGTCTTAACAAGATAGGTCTTTGCAGAGCCAAGCTTAGCTTCAATAGTGCTCCAGTCAATGTCAGCCAGATTACCAGACTGCATTGCTTTAGTGAAGAACTCCTGTGCTTCTTGCGGAGTAACGCCAGAATCCTTAAGAACTTCAATTGCAGCATCAGCAGCAGGATCACCAATCTTGATGAACTGCCCGGCCGGTGCTTTCTTGTCGCCTTCTTTAGCAGGATCTTCTTTCTTAGGCTCGTCCTTCTTTGCAGTAGAACTGTCCTCGTCTGGTTCTTCCTGTATGTGCGGCTTACCCTTCTTTTCAGGAGGCTCGTTGCCGGGCTCAGACGGCGGCTTAGGCGCACCTTCGAAAGTCTGCCCCGGATTAAGATCGTTCTTGCCTGCGCCCTGTGCCGCAAGCGGATCAGGCTTCTCGTTATTAGTATCGCTCATTACGATTATTGTGCTCCTTGTACAGCAGCCTTACCAGCTTCCGCTGCGACTGCGCCTTGTGCCTTCATTTGTTCCTGTTCCACCAGCGCCTGTTGCTGTTGCATTTGATTTTGCTGCATTTGCGCTTCTGTCATAAGGAACTTATTGTATTCAATCTGTCGAGCCGTTCCACAGAACGCCATGAACTTAAGCGGGTCAATGCCTGCACGAATATCTTCTGGCACAGCCTCTAGCATAGCTAAGTCGGAAATAAACAGCCTTAGGCTATCCATTTCTCCTTGCCGGCTCAAGCTGTCCATACCAGTGATGATGTTAGGACGAATGTCCCATCTGTCACCGTCGAACTCAATCTGGTCCAGAAGAATGTTTGCAGTAGGAACCTGCCACTGTAACGCAAGGCGTGAATAAACACCACCGTTGCTAGTTTCAAGTTCGTTAGCAAGCATGCGTATTTCTTCTGCCGTAACTCGCTCTGCGTCTCTGGTCATAGCCGAGTTCAGCAAGAACGCCTGTGCAAGGTTCCGTTCATTCCGCTCGATCATGCTCAGAATAAATTGTGCGTCGCTTTGTTTGTTAGTCTGGATAGCAACTACGTCACCTTCACGTCCTGAGTGGTACGATCCGGCTGCGGATGTGTTTAGTAGCTCTACGTCTACAAGAGACGCTGGGTTTACAAGAAACTTAATGTCTCCCATTATACCGGCAAGATTAATCAGCGATTGATGATACACTTCAAGCGCATGGAACGTAGCCGCGTATTCTTCAACAAGGCCGCGCCCGTAGTCTTCGCCGCGCGATAGGTTCCACGTAAGCACAACCCACGGAAGCTTATCTCGCGGGTAGAACACGCCATCAGTATCTAGCTTTACTCCGCATGCTTCCTGATACACATAGAACTTACCGTTGTCTTCCAAACGAATCTGAGTGTACACAGTAATGTTAGCAGAGTCTTCGTAAGCAGCTTCGCCACTTGCTTTACGAATAGACTTAATCTGGATTTGCACGTCTGGATGAAAAGTTTCAAACGACTTTTCTTCCTTAGTCATTATCTCGATAACAGTACCAGAAAGATCTCTTACAACACAATAGTCACGAATGTTGTAGACTTGAACTGATTTATTCGGAGGATGATAAATAAGCGCATTACCAGTGATGATAAGCAACTTAGCGGCATTAGTAGCATTTGGCCTGTATTCGACCATGTTCTGTCGATCAGTAGCCTCTTGTTCTACATCAGCAAGTTCTTTTTCAAGCTCCGCAACAGCCGCTGCAATTTCTTTCTCGTCGTCTAGTCCAGACATACGAGCAATATTCTGCATTGTCTTCTTAGGCAGATGCAATCGAAAGAATGCACCTTGCGGCCGGAAAAGAGTAGTAACAACTTTATTCGACAAATGGTTTACGCAGCGTGCGCCGATACTGTCATTAGTACCACGTAGAAGCGTACCCTCAGTTGTCTTACTGTTTGCAGTCGGGAACAAGTACGGCAACGTCCAACGTGCGTATTGTTCAGACATATTAAGGACGTTAGATTTAAGCGCGTGCAATTTACTCCAACGCGCATCTAGAGTATTAGTTAGTTTAACAGGTTCCATCCTAGCCCCTTAAAGATTAAGGCCCGGCACGCCCTGCCTGTCAATTTTCTTAGTACGCTTCACAGAAACGCCAGTACCCTCAGAAGTCACTTCGCTAGTGCTGTCCGTCGAGTCTTTAACAATGGCATCTGCATCGCGCGCATCGTCTGCTTCACGAGCAGGTATCATCTGTTGGGCTGCTTTCGGTTTGCCCATAAGCGTTGACAATAATTTAGTGCACATTACAAACCTAGACCTCCACGACCAAGCCCACCAAGAGTTTTTCCTTCAATACGTTTCTCTTTAAATGAGTTGTACTCTGGAGCAACATCTTCGCTAGTGCTGGCGACATCGCCACCAACTCGTACAACTGCTTCACCTTGCCTTGCGGTAGGTGCAGGCGCTGCGGGATTCTCTACTTTTGGTGGTTTAGGGATTTTGCTTGTTGCGCCAAGCAAGGCACTACCTGCACTAAGTCCCACCATCAACAATGAAATTGGATCACACAAATTTATATCCTACTCAAGTTTAAGTTTTAGATTTGCACCCGTAGTTACAAATCCATGCCTGTGGTACAGCCTCTCGACTGCATCAGTTCGG